CCCCCCCCTCCATCATCCCTTCCTCATCCAAAGAAGTGGGGCACGCGTAGCGTTAGTATTACCCCCACTTCTGAGACAAAATTAATATAGGATTTTGTATGGAACTTCTGAGACAAAGTGCTAACTTCTGAGACAAGCTCAACTTCTGAGACAGAATTGAATCTATTTTTAGATGGAATCAAAGTGCACTTTCTTAGTGATCCTCCTCAGCAAAGCAGCCAGCTTCATCTTGGGCTTGCCAACGAAGTCGTACCACGAGTCGCAATCGACGTTGCTGGTAATGATGATCTTCTTTGAATTGAACTGGTGGAACCCGCCCTTGAACGGCACGAGCAAGGGGTACCTGTCGAGCAACTTCAGTAGGAACGACCAGGGGAGACCACCATAGAAATCATCAATGATTACCACCTCCTGACCTTCGTACCCATCCCACCACTCCCCGTCGGGCTTCATGTACGCCCCGGGGTTCTCTTCCACGGCCAGTCGGGTCTTGCCAGTGCCCGGTGGCCCCCAGTAGACCTCTACGTCCATAGCCCAGTTGCGCACCTCAGCGACCTCGCGCTTGTACCTGTCAAACGCTTTGTAATTCTGGCAAAAGGTTTGGAAATTCGCTTCCGCGATGTCCTTCAACGAACCACCACCATCCAGAATCGCCTTGGCCTCTACGAGGTCGGACCGGGTTCCCTGGGTCTTGACTTCTCCGAACTCCCAGGGTCCGTCGACCCGAGTGTCTTCTTTAGAACAGTACGCGATCGCCTGTGCTTGCGACCCTTGGCGTGTCTCCCAATGCGCTCTGCTCGAGAGCTTTCGCACGGCTGACAGACGCATTTGAGAATCGAACTCCACATAACCTTGCAGATGAGGCGTCCCAGACGCACCAACTTCTGCTTGACACATGACATACGTGCCTTTTTCCACGATCGCATCCAACTCGGATTGATCCCAATTGTTGATCGTGAAAAGCCAATTCCGTGCACGTGACATGTTTGACGCAAATTGATAAGTGATTGTTTGTTACCTATGGTTTACAAAAAAATCGACGGAAAAATCGACGGAAAAAATCTGTATTTTGACGGACAATTCAAATTTACGCGCGAATCTATTTTAAGATGCATCGACATCCACGGGCGAGGTCAACTCGACCAGAATCTTCATCCGAATGTCGAACCTAATGTCGTTGCTGTTGCCACCATCCTTACTCATCGCTCCCACCGCAAGGTAGCAGCCGTGAGTTGGGGTGGCACCAAAGCTCGTCGCTTGTTCGTACTTGTCGGGATCAGTCAACACATTCTTGGGGTTGATGTAGCCACTGATAGTCGACCCACTGCGGTTCGGACCGTACTTCCACTGCACACCAGACATCTGGTTCCCGCTCTCGCGGAGACCGTTAAGGTCCACTGCTTCAGTGAAATCGAATCCAGCTCCGGTATCGGCCACCTCTGTGAACAGGACATGCTCGTTCCTCCACTCCTTGTTCAGGATGTACGGATACACATCCGTAGCTCCGATATGAGTCTGCTTTTGACTCTGGATGTTAGCATCCGACAGGTGACTCCGGAATGTCACTGTATACTTCACACCCAGTACGCGGTACTTTTGGTACAGCGCAGCGAACTGATTGTAGAAGAAAGGACGATGGCCACCGCCAGTCCAATCGGGATCATGGATGTTGTTCACACCAAACACATGGTTGGCCATTCCGCTTGACGGACTGATGGTCTTGGTATCCACGTAAGTCAACCAGGTCTTTACCTTCTCCTGGACCAGCGGAGCGAAGGACACCGTACGCGGAAGCGAAGGCTTGGCCTTGAACTTCCTGGGACGGGTGGTACGCCTTGACTTGATGGATGCACGGCGTGCCTTACCCTTGGCATTGCGGGATCGACGAGGACGGTGACGGCGGGGACGGACGGGCATTGTTGTTGTTATACCTATAGCACACAAATTTTTAATTCTACAATGTCCCTTTCCCTCCCCCTTTCCCCCTCCCCTCCACTCGTGAGAGACCGGCGCGAGGAGGACGCGGAGCTGCGCGGAGCCGGAGCCGTAGGCGGGAGGCGGGAGCCCAGCGGAGACGGCCCCCGCAGAGAGGTCGGTCCCTCCTCTGGATCCCCCAACCTTCCATGTTTAAAATTGGGCGCCGGAGGCGCAACTACCCCCCCCTCCATCATCCCTTCCTCATCCAAAGAAGTGG